GTATAACGCACGATACAGCGTGTCAAAACCAAAAGGGAAATGCCAATTTTTAAATGTAAATGCTCACCAGGAGACGAGATACTTATCTCAAGCGTGACGATCAAATATGTCGAGGGTGAGGGAATCGTTCACGATGCACAATGTGAAAAGTGCTACAATTACATGAAGCTCGCGTATCCAAAAGATGGAGAGTGCGCTGGCTTCACTTCTAATAATATGGGACAACTATAAATAAAACAACATGACAGATTTACAACAGGCGATATACGATCTTAAGCTTCTGCAGTACGGCTCGACTAAAACCCTCACTCCTGGAGTTCAGGCGATGATCTTCACACTGAGCTGTGTAGAGTCAGAGGAGCAGATACTCCAGATGTATTGCGATGTGCATGGTACGTGCTACCAGGTAACGGGCAAGAGTGGCGATGTATACAGTCGCGCCCGTCCAGAGTGGCAACAGCTGAAAGAGGCGAGGATGCGAAAACAAGCGATTATAGCTCACTTGGAGAGATGGGCTGGAGATGGAGTCGAGGGAGAGGATGAGCTTAAAGAGTTTCTTCAGTGAGCTACTACTTCGACGAAGACGCCGCAGATAAGGCTGTATTATTTATAGAGAAATTTTGCTCTCATGTGAAGGGAGAGCTCGCTGGTGCTCCCTTTATTTTAGAGAAGTGGCAAAAGGAGGATATCGTTCGTCCTCTGTTTGGCTGGAAAGATGAGGAGACTGGATTGAGGCGATATAGGTTCTGTTATGTTGAGATTCCTCGAAAAAATGGGAAGTCAAATCTCGCGGCAGCATTAATTTTGCTATTATTATTCGCGGACGAAGAACCAGGCGCTGAACTCATAAGCGCAGCTGGAGACAGAGGACAGGCGAATATCGTTTTTAGCATAGCTCAGGAGATGATTAAGAACAATAAGCACCTTCGCTCTCGCTGTAAAGTGCTACGCAATACAATCGAGTACAAAAGCTCCTGGTACAAAAGTATATCTGCTGAGGCATATACGAAGCATGGCTTGAATTGTCATGGTATCATTTTCGATGAGCTCCACACTCAACCGAATCGCGATCTCTTCGACGTTCTTACAACTTCAGTAGGCTCGAGAAGGCAACCAGTGATAATCGCACTCACGACAGCTGGACACGATAGAGCGAGTATCTGCTACGAGATGCACGAGTATAGCGAAGCGATACTAAATGGGACGATTGAAGATGACACATTTTTACCTGTACTTTATCGAGCTAGCCCCGAAGATGACTGGACCAAAGAAGAGACATGGAAGAAAGCAAACCCTGGTTATGGCTCAATCTGTACAAAAGCGTATTTTGTCGATGCGGTTAAAAAAGCGAAAAGTAATCCCTCGATGATTAATAGCTTTATGCGCTTACATCTTAATATTTGGACCAGCTCAGAGAGTGCCTGGATACCAGATGAGATATTTATGAAGGGCGCGAAAGATATCCCTTTCGATAGACTCCCTCTCTTACCAGCGTACGGAGGGCTCGATTTAGCGAGTACGCAAGATTTAACGGCATTCGCTCTCATCTTTCGAGATGACGAGAATAAGTGCTTCTATCTGCTCGTACACCAATTTGTGAACGCTGAAAAGGCACATTCTAAGAAGTTAGCTGCTGGTATTGACTATTTACAGTATCAAAGGGATGGAGATATCACAGTCTCTCCTGGTAACGTCACAGACTACAGAGTAGTAAAAAACTACATTCTCGAGCAAACAGCAAAATATGACGTTCGTGAGATAGGTTTCGACCCTCGATTTAGTACTTACATAGTCGCGGAGCTAGTAGAGGATGACATTGTTATGGTCCCTATGGCTCAGAATATAACGAGCATGAATGGACCCACAAAGGAGTTTGAGATGGAAGTGATGAGGGGAAATATCATTCATGGAGGGAATAAGTGCCTGAGATGGCAAATGGGGTGCGCTGTAATCTACACAGACGTAAATGAGAACAAGAGAGTCACCAAAGAACAGAAGGAAAACAAGAAAGTAGACGGAGTAATCGCGTCAATTATCGCAATGAATAGCTATGTACAGAACACTATAGATGGAGAAGACGAATATTTACTAGAAGTATTCTCTCTTTAAACTTGACTTTACCGATTAAATGTCGTACTATACGCGCGCATGAGCACATTAACAGACAGAGTTAAGGCGTTATTTCGTAGGGTGGGACCATTCGACCCAAATACATTATCTTCTGAGATGGGGCTTTATCCCATGACAAAGTCAGGAGCTACGATAAATGAGTCTAGCGCGATGGCAATAAGCACCGTTTACGCTTGCGTTTATAAGATATCCTCAACTATTGCGTCTCTAGGTTTAGAGCTTTATGAGCGTGAGGGGCGCAATATCGTACAGGCTAATGTACACCCAGCTTACAACCTGGTTAAAGTAAAGCCAAACAATCATCAAACAGCTTACGAGTTTTGGGAGTCTATCACTGCGAGTGCTGTAATTTATGGCGTAGGGTACGCAATAATAGAGCGAGACGAGAGAGGATACGCGACTCAGTTAATTCCAGTACATTATTCAGATGTAGACCTCCGCAATGTTAAGGGCGAGAGAGTTTATAGCGTCAAAGATGTGGGGATCGTTCGACCTGAGAATATGCTCGAGATATGCAATCTCCAGCGCATGAGCCCGATTCGATTACATAGAGAGAATTTAGGACTTGCTAAGAGCGCACAAGATTTCGGAGCCGAGTACTTTGGACAATCGGGTCAAATGACTGGTGTTCTCTCTTCAGAGCAGCCCCTCAAAAAGGAGCAGATGGACGTGATACAAGGCTCTTGGAACAACGGAGCAGCTCAAGCTGGAACAAAATTGATGCCTTTCGGCTTCAAATATCAAAGGATCTCTATCTCTCCAGATGAGGCTCAATTTATACAGACTCGCGCCTTTCAAGCTGAAGAGATATGTAGAATATTCAACGTACCTACAGCACTGGTCCAGCTACCAAGCCAAACGACTTACAACAACGTAGAGCAGCAGAATCTCATGTTTGCTCGTCACACAATAGTGCCCTGGACTCAGAGAATAGAACAAGAGATCGATAGAAAGTTAATCCCCTCATTCGATAGAGAAGTAGTTTTTAGCAAGTTTAAGCTGTCAGATCTACAGAGAGGAGATAGCGCAGCTCGTGCAAATTACTTCACTCAGATGTTACAGAATGGAGTTCTAAGCATAAACGAAGTAAGACAGGAGGAGCAGCTCAACCCTATTCAGGGAGGAGATATCCACACTGTACAAGTAAACCAAATCGCACTCGATAAGCTCGAAGCATACAGCGAGACGATTTCAAAAAGCAACGACAATGGAGGATGAGAAAAGAGACGAGCTATTAACAGCAGCTCACTACTCGAAATTTGATAGCACTCTCGAAGTACGAGAGGAGAATGGAGAGATGATAATTGAAGGATATGCAGCTCTCTACAACAGCGAGACAGATTTGGGAGTATTTAGAGAGAGTATCTCTCCTGGTGCATTCGATGATGTACTAAATGACGACGTACGCGCTCTTATCAATCACGATCCTTCTCTCATACTTGGGAGGAGTTCAGCTGGTACTCTTGAGCTCTCTACGGATGAGTTCGGGTTAAAGTACAGAGTAAAACTAGGAGAGCAACAATATGCAAAAGACCTTTATTCAAGTATTAAAAGAGGTGATATCTCGCAATCTTCGTTTGCGTTTACGATTAAAGATCAAAGCTGGAGCGAAGACAGGAGCACGAGGAAAGTTGAGAAAGTGGCTAAGTTATTGGACGTTTCACCAGTGACGTATCCAGCTTACAAGAGCGCGACAGTGGCAGCCCGAAAAGAGGAGGAGCCAAAAGAAATTAGAACAGCTGAAGTAAAAACCAGCGACGATGATAAGTGTATTACAGTTAAAAAAATAAAAAGAAAAAACATGGACTTAAATGACATGAAGACTCTTCGCAGTAAAAACTACGAGGAGCACGTACTCTTAAACGAGAACGCAGAGAATGAAGGGCGCGAGCTCACAAATGAAGAGGAGGCACGTTGTGACTAC